TGAAAAGCGTGTATAATATAATAGCAATTCAATTAACGATTAAATCGATGGAGAGAGACTATGGCAGATTCAAAATCAGATACATCAACAGGCTATATTACATGGGAGGGTAGTTCTCCATCTAATAAGGACATGATTAAATATGGAGAATCTATCAAGTATTATGGAGCCGAAGGGTCTGCTAAAGCCTCACACGAGAGCTTTCTGGATATTGAGACTAATAGGTCTGTTAGACCGGCATACAATAGGGGGGACTACGACGCCTTCAGATATGGAGAGTCCATCCCCTCTAAGAAAAAGCTGGCCATCAAGAAGTGTATGGATGCCTATAAACACAATGGTATCGTACATAACGTTATTGACCTTATGGGGGACTTCGGCTCCCAGGGGATAAGCATTGTGCATGAGGACAAATCTGTTGAAAAATTCTACAAAGAATGGTTTAGGCGTGTTGACGGCAAGGAAAGATCTGAGCGTTTTTTGAATACCTTGTACCGCACGGGCAATGTTTTTGTTTATACAAGCGATGCCAAGGTTACTCCTAAGGTAGTCAAATACATTAAGTCTCGTGCTAAGAACAGCGATATAATTCTTAAGGTTCCAGAAGCCAATAAAACCTTTATCCCTTGGAGGTACAACTTCCTAAACCCTCTGACTATGGAGTTAAAAGAGGGCGATTATAGGATGTTTGTAGCTAGAAACCAATTCACCCAGAGAACCCCCTCTGTGTTTCTCGACATGTTTAAGACGGGTGATTCGGATAAGACATTGCTTAATACTTTGCCTATTGACGTGCAGAAGCAAATCAAAGAAGGGTCCAAGCATATTACTCTAGATCAGAGTAAGCTCAGCACTTTTTACTACAAAAAGGACGACTGGGATGACTGGGCAGATCCCATGATCTATGCTATTCTTGACAACATCAATATATTGGATAAGATGCGTTTAGCTGACCTTTCCGCCCTTGATGGGGCTATTTCCAATATCCGTCTGTGGACTCTTGGAGACTTTGAGCACAAGATCTTACCCACCAAAGAGGGTGTACAGAAACTCCGTAATATCCTTGCTTCCAATGTTGGTGGTGGTGTGCTAGACCTTGTATGGGGTCCAGAGCTTAAGTTCACTGAATCCAACTCTGAGGTATATAAATTCCTTGGTTCTGAGAAGTATGTGTCCGTACTTAACGCCATATATGCTGGTATGGGTGTCCCTCCTACATTGACTGGTATGGCCGGTAATGGTGGTGGATTCACTAATAACTTCATATCTCTTAAGACACTTGTAGAGAGACTACAGTATGGTAGAGACCGACTTACTACCTTCTGGAACAATGAGTTGGATAAGGTAAGACGCTCTATGGGCTTTAGAAAGTCCGCCTTTATCACATTTGACCAGATGAACCTGTCGGACGATGCCTCTGAGAAGGCGTTGCTTATTGAATTACTTGATAGAAACGTTATCTCAGAAGAGACCGTTCGTGAGAGATTCAAGGAGATTACTAAGGTCGAGACTGTTAGAATAGGCAGAGAAGACAAGATGCGTGATGACGATAAAATGCCACCTAAAGCTGGTCCATTCCATAATCCGGGCTTTGATCAAGAAGTCGAGAAGATGGAAAAACAACAGGAGTTTGATAGTCAAGAGCATGATAAAGACATCGACGTTAAGAAGATTGATATCAAGAATCGCCCTAAGCCTACTGGTCCTGGTGGTCCCGCTAAGAAACCAGTTAAAAAGAACGGGAGACCAAAGAATAAGCAGGATACCCGCCCACGTAAGAAGAGAACGGAGACCCCAAAGAGTAAACCTGGATTGGCTTCTATCATCATTACTGCCTCCAAGGCGTTTGACTTTGTGTCCAATTCTATTACCAGTGCATATCTAGGCTCCCGTAAAGTTGATGACATGCGTAAGTTGACTAAGGCTCAGATAGCTGAGTTGGAGTCCATGAAACTCGATGCGTTTACGAATCTGGATATTTACGAAGAGATCACTATGGGAGACATAAAAGACAGTCTTTTGTCTGGTGATAATACTCCTGAGTCTATTTTAGGAGTCCTAAAAGAGGAGGGAATCAACCTTAACAACATGTCTGTTTATGAGTATAAAAGGGCGGTTGTAGCTACAGTTGTGGAGCAGCAGTATATGGAATAAGACAGGTTTTTTGTCTTTTTCCTAAAAATCGTGTATAATACCATACTGGAGTAAAAAAAATGCAAGAAAAAATAAAAATCTTTCAAAGAGAAGTAGATGACGGAGTTGCAGAGGCTGTACGGTCTCAAGCATCTGTCGCCTATTTGTTAGAATCTCCGACTATTGTCGAGCCTAACGTTCGTGATGAATCTTTGGTACAAAAGATTAAAGCTGAGAATAAAGACCAGGTCGACTTATACTACCTTGAGTCTGTTCTTGTATCTACCAACTGGAATGCTAATGACGATGTGTTTCTCCCAAGCTCTACATGGGCTGCTAGGAATACACCTGAAGACAAGCAGTTCAACTTTATGCACGATGAAAATGATATCATCGGACATATCACTGGTAGCTATGTAGTTGACAGACAGGGCAATAGAGTTGAGGCTACTTCTGATGGATCACACCCGACTGACTTTGATATTGTCACTCGGGTTGTTTTATATACCAGTTGGGCCGAAGAAAAAAACAGAGAAAGAATGGATCAGATTATTGCTGAGCTAAAAGCTGGCGGTAAATGGTTTGTGTCTATGGAGTGCTTGTTTGCTGGATTTGATTATGCTGTTATAGATAATACAGGTAAGCAATCCGTTATAGCCAGAGATGAAGAGTCTGCTTTCTTAACTAAGCACCTTAGATCTTATGGCGGTACTGGAGCCTACGAAGGATTTAAACTTGGTAGAGCACTAAATAACATCTCCTTTTCTGGAGAAGGTTTGGTTGACAACCCAGCTAATAAAAAGTCAATCATTTTAAGCAACGCTGGCTCAACCGCCTTTTGTGTTGCAAACACCCTAAATATAGGAGAGACCGAAATGGCAGATATCACAACTGCACAGTTTGACGCCCTTAAGGCTGAACTGGCTGAAGCAAAGTCTGAAAATAAGGATATCAAAGCTAAGATGGACAAGGTTCAGGCTGAGGAAACTCAGGCCGTAATCGAAGCTCATCAGGCAGAGATTGTATCAAAGGATGAAGCTATTGCAGAACTTGAAGCTTCTGTTACCGCACTAGAGCTAAAAGTGCAAGAAACTCAGAAGTCTCTTGAGGCTACTGAAGCTGAGTTTGACAACTTCAAGAAGAAGGACGAAGATCGCAAGAAGAAAGATAAGAAAGAAAAGAGAGAAGCTGCACTAGTTGCCGCAGGTCTTGAAGCTGATAAAGCTATCGATACCGTCGCCTCTTTAGATAGTCTTGATGATGACGCTTTTGCATCTATCGTTGAGCTTTATGCAAGCAAGCAGACACCAGCATCTTCTGACGAAGATGGGGAAGCTGTAGCTGAAGATAGTGATAGTGATGATAGTTCGGTAGAAGCCGACGCTCTAGATGACACCGAAGCTACTGAAGTACTACTTAAGGGTGGTGATTCAGATGACGAAGTCGATTCAACCAGAGCTGAAGTTGCTGAATTTCTTGCTGAAGCTATGAACATTGGTTAATTCCCATTTTTTACAGGAGAAGTCATAATGGCTCTTAAAAAAGACAGAAACGAAGAATCAACAGACATCAGTCATTTCATGAACGCAGCAGTAGCCACTCGTGGTGGTTGTGTTGTTCTTGATGCTGTTGTAGCCTCTGGGTCCGCTATGGACCAAGCTGGCAACAAGGTCAAATACAAGCTAGGTACAACTACAGACGTACCTGTAGGTATTCTACTAAACGATGTTGTGAACAAGGATCTTACAAGAACTCATCTTAATCAGTATAAGAATGAAGTTCAACTAGGCGGTAAAGTTACTATCCTTACACGAGGATGGGTTGTTACCTCAAACATTACTGGTACTCCAACACCTGGAGCACTTGCGTATGTTGACGATGCTGGCACAGCCGGTAACATCACAAACGTAGTTGGTCCGACCGTATCAGGAAATCTATGTATTGGTCGATTTATGTCCAATAAGGACTCTGACGGTTACGCAAAAGTTGCAGTCAACCTACCTAACTTTGGGTAATAATACCTAACTCTTAAAGGAGATTATAATAATGGCTAAGAAACCAAGTGAAAAGGTGCTTGCACTTATGGCACGCTCTGGATCTAGTGATCCAACAGTAGCCCATGCAGCACAGTTTGAGTTTGCTAAGGGTCTGGAAACACCGCTTCGTAAGGGCGTTCTTTCTGGTGATATCCTTGGCAACATCTTCGAACCTACTCCAGTCTCGGCGGGTCAACAGGTCGAGTATCCAGTCGACCTACTAGCTCCAGGTACAGAGGGTGAGCACCGTGCTTACACCAACCCTGGACACGGTTACATTCCTCAGCGTTCAGTTGAGAGTGACTTCGTGACAATTCCTACCTTCGGTATTGCCGCATCTATTGACTTCCTACTACGTTACGCACGTGACGCACAGTGGAATGTAGTTGCTCGTGCTATGCAGGTTATGGAACAGGGCTTTGTCCAGAACGTTAATGACAATGGTTGGCATACATTGCTAGCTGCTGGCGTTGACCGTAACATCCTTGTCTATGACGGTGATGCTACTGCTGGTCAGTTCACTAAGAGAGTAATTTCTCTTATGCAGACTGTTATGCGTCGTAATGCTGGTGGTAACACTGGTACTGCGAATCGTGGTCGCCTAACTGATATCTATGTTTCTCCAGAAGCACTAGAAGACATCCGTAACTGGGGTCTTGATCAGATTGATGACGCAACTCGTAAAGAGATTTACAATGCCCCAGAAGACGGTGCTCCAATCACCCGAATCTTCGGTGTTAATCTTCGCGACTTGGATGAGCTTGGTGAAGGCCAGGTTTATCAGACTTACTTTACAGATGCTCTAAGTGGTGCCCTACAGACCTCTGACACAGAGCTTATTGTTGGTCTTGACCAAGGTGCAAACGACTCCTTCATTATGCCTGTCAAGCAGACGCTAGAGATCTTCCCAGATCCAGCACTGCACCGTCAGCAGAGAGAAGGCTTCTACGGTTGGGCAGAAATGGGCTTTGCGGCTCTAGACAACCGAAGAATTGTACTGGGTAGCTTCTAAGGAAGAAACCAAGTAGGTTAGTAAATATAAGGGGTCTCCTGTGCTTTTATGCTGGGAGGCCCTTTTTCGTGTATAATAAGGTGTTATCAACACTCTACTTTTAGGAAATCATAGGAGATACAACTATGGCTAATATGTCAAACTACTTAGAATCTGGGATAGCGAACCATATTTTGAGAGGGGCGTTTTTTAATAAACCCTCAGGAATCGCTATTGCACTTACGAGTTCCGTCCCTTTAGATTCTGATACTGGGTCTACAATTGCCGAGATACCCTCAGGAATCAACGGTTCTGGTACTGGGTATGCACGTATTAATTTGGGTAATCCAGTTGACAATGGGGATGGCTATTGGTCACACCTTGCCGCAGATATCGCCGTAGGTAGTGGAGTAGTTAAAAACGCCTCTGCCCATATATACGATACGGCCCTTCTTGACTTAGGTTGGATCTCAGGTGTAGCTATATGTGATACAGCCGATTATGGAGGTGGTAATGTGTTGATTTATGGTCAGCTTACCAACCCAAGAGTGATTTATACAGGTGATAGTTTAAAATTTGATATAGATTCATTCGAAATTAACTTTAAGTAAGTAAGGCTGAAGCATGACAGTTCTTTCAAAGCAGGATTATATTGATTCCATAAACGTCTTGCTGGCCGATAACTCTTCTCAGCAAATTTCACCACAGGATATTCGTACGGGTCTAACTGACTTGGCCGACTCTGTGCATAGGATGCTTGAGGATCAGAATGTTACCGCCCAGAATATGTCTACGCCTATAACAACTACCACTAGAATGGGTGTTGGGGCACTTGATAAGCTAAGTCTGGCAGGAAGGACTAGTGAAGACAACTCTGCCTTTGGTTACTGGGCACTACGAGGAAATTACGACGGAACGAGTAATACGGCGATCGGTGCTATGGCATTAAGTTGTAATCTATATGGAGATCACAACGTTGGGGTGGGACATAATGCACTCGCCGGTAATATTACTGGCTCTGGTAATGTAGGTGTAGGTAACTTTACAGGCCAGTCCAATAAGAGCGGTAGTTTCAATATCGCTATCGGTCATGGTGCCGGTAACTACATTGGACAAACTGATAGCTACAAGTTCTACCTTGGGGCTCACGCCGTAGACTATACGGATATTTGCGACTCAACCACGGCGTCTGGCATGATCCCCCTATTGTTCGGGGACCTTGAAAATAAAGTACTTGGTGTTGGGGTTAATACTCTACACGGTTTTGGGGCCGTTCAAACTTCAGGAAGTGTAAATCCCTCTGAGAATAATGTATTCGCCCTAGGTCACGGTTCTTATGGATGGGAGCAGGCTTATATAAACAGCGGTATCTTATATCCAGACTCTGGTAATTTTTACATTAGTAGTACCTCTCCAAAGGGTGGCGGTTTCCCAGACCAGTATGACTCAACCGCCGTTATTGTCCTTACAAGTGGTGGGAACATTGGTCTTGGTACGACGACTCCTTCTGGTGCTCAGGGGTTAGTCACAGTTGGCGGTAGTATTGTTCCATCCTTGGATGGTATCTATAGGGTCGGTACACCGGGTCTTAGATTTGACGGTTTCTTCAATGACTTACACGCAAGTGGTAATGTCACAATGGACGATATTAACTATAATAGTCTTAATGAGGCTGTTTACGATAATATGTCTTTCCATATGGCCGTAAGTGGTACGGGTGACCCATTAAGTAGTGGGTTCATTAACAACGCTCTATATGGTTACTTGCCTGATGGCTCCCTAAATGGTGGAGGTTTCTTCTTACACTCGGCGGGTGTTGGGTATCAACGTGACTATCAGTTTATCTTCACTGAGTCTGACCAGGCAATCCCAGTGGAATGTCTTGAGGTAGATAATGTGTGGTCTAGATCACACTGGAAGGCGAATATATCCCTGAAGGTTGATGATGGACTACACGTACAAACACAGCGTGTCCTTGGTGATGATAAGCTATCACTAGTAACACAGAGTGGATGTAACGGCGTTTTTGTTAGAAATGACTTCGTTGGTAGCTCCGGTAGCTTCATGTATTTTGGTGAAGAACGTAATATAGCAGATAGTGTGGTAGATCGCAACTTCACCTTCTATGCTCCGTCTGGTGGTGGTTTGGATACCGCCTTTGTATCTATTGCTAGTTCTGGGTCAGACAGATCTGTAGGGCTTGATCTTGCTACAAGAATCGAGAGTGGGGTCAATGGATTCCAAATCATACATAATGATAGCCTCAGTGGACTAGATAGGTTAACCTTCAACCGCACCGTTAATGATGGGACCGTCAGAGAACACATTACAATGGATGAGGTTGGTAATGTTGGAATAACCGATAAATTTAGGGCATCTGGTAGTCCAGCATATTATCCAACTACTAACCTAGAAGTTGTGTCTTCTGGTGACTCTACGGAGTTTTGGGTACATAATGAACTATTGAAGAGGTCTATATTTAGCCTCACAAGTAATAACGGCCCATCTGGTATGCGTATGGTGTACGATGCTGCCGATGATTACATTGACTTTTCTACTACTATGCCAAGTGGGGCTGATGGATCTAGCTATCATGAGAATGGCTTCATTACAGTCAACAGGACTAACAACTATATTGGTCTTGGACAAGTCTTCACTGGTGACAACTCAAATAGAGTAACGCCGAATTCGACTCTTACGATCTATAATACTGGTGGTTTGAGTGGTACAGTTGCAATGAAAGAGCAGGAAACTAAGCCTTCTGCAACCGCTGATTTTGGTAAGGTTTATGTTAAGCAGAATGTATTATCTGGACAAACTCAGTCTGTATTCTTCTTGGATGATGGCGGTAACGAGTTTGATTTAACAACCGGTGGCGATGGAAACGGTACTCATGCAGTAGACACATATAGTCTGGCAGTTGGTAGTGGGGCTCTTGCTAGTGTTACTAGTTCCAGTGGTGTAATAGCTATTGGATGGGACGCTTTGGAGAACGCAACGAGTCCTGATAACAGCCTTGTTATAGGAACATTCGCCGCTAATAGTGGTACAGATATGCAGAGTAGTGTGGTTCTTGGTCCTAGGAACCTTGAACATTCTACTTCTGGCCCAAGTGGTATCGTTCTTATCGGAACAAAACTTTATTACAATACGACCATTCCAAACAACACGCTGGCAATTGGTCATGGGTCAACTCCATTACTGACGGGTAATTTCAATACTCGATCGTTTAAAGTAGAAGACGGCGATTTTTCAGTCGGTGCTTCGAATGATACCACGGTTTTCTCTATTGATCATCAGGCTAAAGGATCGGTTTATGATACAGTCTTTGATGTTGAAGACACCGTTAACGCTTCTTCCGTATCGGGTCTGTTGAAAATAACATTCACGGACGCTTCTGCTACAACTGATACGCTTGTTACTTTGAATCACCAAGAAGAAGCAATGACAAACACCCCATCGTATGTCGGGCCTAGTACCACAAGGCCATACATGCAGCTTGAGGGTGACCTACAGATGCGTGGTTCTTTATTGTTTGCTGATGGGACATATATTGATACAGCGGACGGTAGAGCTGTTTACGGAGGTACTGGTATATCTGAGGACATTGTTGGTAACGGAACACTGTTTCATCTTAACTATACCGCCCTTAGCTCATATTCCAGCTATGTCACCACGCTTAATAATTTGACATCATACATAAGTATGGACATAGACACTGGTGGTGGTTCTTATAAGATGAGCAGAATAGCTCTATCTGAAGTCGGAGCATTAATAAATAGTGGTGACGCTTCAGTTGGGACAAACTGTAACTTTATGTTTACAGACAATAATACTGTACTTAGTAATGTGCTTAATAGTGGAACCGTATTCATTGGGTGTGGGGCTGGTGTTAGTGCTACTGGCTGGAAAAATACGGTAATGATTGGTACAGAGGCTGGTGCTGATGCAACAACGCCAAACATTGGCCTTGCTACTGATACCAATAGTATATTTATTGGGTATCGTGCTGGTAAAGACGCCGACAATGTGTCTAACGTGGTTGCTATTGGAACTAATGCCGGTAATGAAGCAAGAAATGCCGGGGGTTCAATCTTTATTGGTCAGAATGCTGGATATAATATCCAGGTAACAGACTCAATTGGTATCGGTCCAGAAGCCCTTAGGGGAACTGCTGGTGGTGGTGGTGCTGGGGGTGACGCTAATATTGAAATTGTCGCCGGATTACTTAATAGTGAAAGGTTGATGTATCAGAAGGGTAATCTGTCTAACAGGCTGAATATCCAGAATACAATCGCTGGACACATGGGTAATCGCCGTGTTTCTATCGGTGATGGTATTCTTAGTCCAGATGCCCCTCTGTCAGTAAGAAGAGATAGTACTATACCTGGGCATAGTGGTACTCCTATTCAAACGTGGTACTGTGAAGATGTTAAGGTTGCAGAAATAGATTGTGACGGAGATCTTATTGGTATTCAAAATCCTCAGATTATTGAGGGCTTTACTGATGACTTAATTTCATGTCCTTCGGGGTATAATACGCCGACAAGTGGAATCATTCATGTTAGGGGTGCGGATTTTGTTACCACCACTGAAAAGTATATAACTCATAGAGACCCATCCTATACCATTGGTTCTGGTGTGCTTGTTATAGCTGGAAGAGTAAACAAAGAATACAGGCCGATCAATATCGGTTGTTCAGGAGTTTAACAGATGACGGAAATAATTAGGCCGGGTAATGCCAGCGGTATTATTTGGGATACACCTACTGTAACCCTTATAGATGATGATGTTATACAACCCACTGCTGGTGATGGTAGTTATGCCAATACGGACTTTAAAGATGATAACGATGCCCAAGTATGGAATCAGTTTACTCACGCAAACGGATCTGGATTATCGGAATTATATAGCAGTATTACCTCTATTAAAGTGTGGGCTTATGCTAGAGATGCTGGCGGTCAAGACGAAGACCTAATTAATAGTATTTGGGTTAGTGGTGGGTGGTCATCGGAAACAACTTGGCTCACAACGGGGTCTTTCGCCTGGTATTCTACTGAGTATACGGGCACATGGTCTCCTACAGATATCGATGATATTCAGGTTGAGTTAAAGGTTGCATCAAACCCGGATATTCAACTGGATGTACTTTATGTGGAATTAGATGGTGCTGCCGCAACTACCACAACAACTACTCCTGCCCCACAGCCCTGTGACTGTGATTGCGGTGAGAACGATTGTCCAGAAGTAAGCGGTTGTTGTATTTACTATAGTGAAGAAGCCCAATATTGGACATATAACGTACAAGAAATAACAGAGGAAGCCTCTGGGGTCTTTACTCATTTTGAGTTTGAGGAATATGTTCCTATATTTAGTTTAGGTTCTGCTGAGTTGGGAAATACGAATTTTGGGTATAGGTCTAATCTTAGTTTGAATGGTAAAAATTTAATAACATCAAATATAGTGACTTCTGCGACACTCCCAGATATTTTTTCAGCTAAAATATTTAGATCAGAAACTGGGTCGGGTAATTGGTCTCAAATTGGTCAAGCCGTTTCTGGCAATATAGGCGGCAGATATCCCAGTATAGAACCATCACTGTATGGTGATGGTATTAACATTTTGCGGATTAGTGATCACGAGACTGCAATTGGCACTCGTGCTTTTTTGGGCCATAACTTTTCGAATCTTTCTACCCAAAATACTAGAGGATACATTGGGGTTCACGAATATAATGGGTCGTCGTGGGATATGATTCCGGGTATATCTGGCACCATGTTTGACCCAGTAGATTTCAATGCCTGGACTATAGAAAGCTTTGACATAAGTGGCTCTGGTGATACAGTCATTACATCTTGGTCAAATAATCATTGTACTGATACTAAAATTAGAGTTGTAAAATATGATGGTAGTCAGTGGAATAAATTAGGTTCAGATATTCCAGCCTTTGATTTTGGAAGATTCGGTGTATCATATTGTTCTGATTATTTCCGTTATACGGCAATGACCTATGATGGTAGCGGAGTAATGGTTTGCTTTGCTCCTAATTATACAACATATGTGGATTATGGTGCAGCCAATTATAGTGGCATTATGAGTGACTATTATGAGTGGGATGGTGTTGATTGGGTTAAAACTATGAATACTTTAACTCAGAAAAATGGTGGAGATGGTTCTCCAGTTGATGTAGTAACTATTAGTATTCGTGCTGATATTTCTTTAAGTAGGGATGGGTCTGTATTTGGTTTAGCAGCAAATAATTTTGCGAGAGTGTATGAAAAGTCTGGGTCTAACTGGGTATTAAAGGGGGATCGCTTAGATACAACAAATAGTTCTAAAACAAAAATGGCCCTGAATGGAAATGGGGACGTAGTAGCTATAGGTACAACAAATTACGTTTATGAAGGTGGTAATTGGGTAGAGAAAAATTGGGATTTATTAAATAAAAAACCGGGAAATTTTTGGGATAATATATCTTTAAATGACTCTGGTAATATTATGGTTATAAGTAGAAATGGAATTCCCGATGCTCAGATAGAAGTTTCTCAATTAGCAAATTGGTCTGGCGTTTCTTATTCAGAAGTGACAGTAACCGGAGTTGTTTCATTTGATGTAAGTGGTATAGATAGAGATGCGGGATATGTACATCTTCCGTGGGTTAGTAGTAAGACGTGTGGATCTATTCCAAACTCTTATTTTCTTCCTTCTGGTAGTTGTCCAGGGCCTGGACAGCCGGGGTGTAGTTCTCCCTATTCATGTCCAGTATGGCACGAAGAGTTAAAGTATTGGTATTGTGATGATTGTCCAACTACCACCACCACAACCACAACGTCCACAACTACTACCACTACAACAACGCCAGATCCAACATTGGGGTCCTGTTGTTACTTAGGCGATATTGCTGGAGCATATTTATGTCAGGATCTATCTAGTACTGACTGTAATGACCTAAATGATTCGGTTGATGTGGTTGATGGTAGTACAATCTGGACTGGCGGTGCCTCGTGTAACGATCCAGTTAGCCCGTGTCCAGATGTTGATCCTCCAAGTGAGTGTTGTGACTGGGATGGTTTTGGGTCATTTTATGGCAATGACGGAGATTGTTCGTTTACAATATCTAACGTAATGTTCTCTAGCACATCGGCCAACACGTGGTCATATAGTAATGCTACAGACTGTGGTGATATACTTACGGCGGCTGTAACATGTAATAACGGTAATGAGGTTCTTCTTCCAACT